AGAAGTTCATGCTTAAATCCCTGGCATTGACAAGATCCAAATTTTCTCCAAGACCAACATTTTAAATCTTGATTATACAAGTCTAAAAGTAATGCACTAGAAGCATCTGAAGAGTCTATAAACATTTCTGCAGAGTAGCCCCATGCAACTCCTATCTCTAGGTAGGAAATGCCTTTAGGCAAAGACTTGGCGTATTCTTCTCTACAAGAAAACAATTTAGCACTATTAAGTTGTTCTTGATTAATTTTGGGTGAATCCTCAATCTCATCAACTTCAAAGTTTTTGAATTCATCTAGTTTTAATGCAGGAACAGGTTTTCTTGTCACTACTACCCCTTCATATGGGATGAGTCACAAAATGGTGCAGACTCTGTTCTTCCACAAGTACACATTTTTTTTCTTTTAAGATCTTCCATTTTAACAATAAGTTCAAAATCATTTTTTAAAACTCTGACAGTGTAGTTGTCACCATTTATCTCAATTATTTTAACAGCCATTTTTTCATACTGTTCTTGATTTTTAATCATAACTATGTCACCAATATTCATTTATTTATAACCCAATCGATTTAGATAAAAGTTGATCATAAAGAACAGTAACATCATTAAGGTTTGCTTCAAAATCAACACCAGTCAGATCCTGAAATCTTCTAGTCCAAGCATCGGCTCTTGATTCCATTGGGTGTTCTGGTTGAAGAAGAATGTCTTCAGACAAAATTCTATTTGTTTTGTTTTTATAATTTTCGGTATCTAGGTTTAGTTCATTAAATAAAGAAACAATAATATCATCAATCTTGTCTAAGTCTTCATGCTTTATTACCATATTGGCATTTGATAATAGGTAGGTGTATAGATCGTTGTATTCCTGTAAGGCAGATTCTATTGAAAGGTCTGTTTCTACTGCAAGTCTTGTGCCAATAGACTCTCCTGGATTTCTTACAACTGTAACTAAATAGTCTGCATCATTTGGAATTTCATTACTTACAGAAAATTTTAATGGAACATGTGGTCGTTCTAATCGTTGCTGAATGTGATAGGCCAAAAACTCTTCCCCAGAGCCAGGGTATGTGATTAAGTGTAGTTTCATGTATATATCATACCATAAAAGAGGTTATGATTGCCTATTGATTTAAGAAGAAAGACCATTGCTTAAATGTTTTATGCATACGCTAATGACAGTCTCTTCTCCCATGTCGTTATGTGTGGCATCTTTTTCACAATAGTAACATTTTTCTGGTGGCTTTAAATGAATCATAATATTATTGTACCATATTTCTCATATGGAAAAACTAAAACTATTAGGACTGTATGTTTAAGGCACCAAGAATAATTTCTTCTCTGATCCTTTTTTGCTGCTGCTCAAATTTTGATAAGTATGGTTTGGACTGTATTCTTTTTTTATTCTTTTCTGCTCTCTTAATCTTATGCTGAGAGACTTTATTATTAGATTTTTTCATTAGATCACTGGCTTTCTGCTACACTGTCACAAGGACAGATGATTGACTCTGGAAGTTCGTGAACCTTTGTTACAATAGTAATCATGGTATCACACTCAACGCACTTATAAATTTTTTTAACTCGTTTGCTCATAGTATAATCATACCATACGGATGTCTGTTCATCAGGACTTGTTTCCATCCCAATTTCCTATTTTTGTTGTAGGAATGTCGTGATCTTCCCATAGCCTTATTACATTTGGGTTATCATCTATAGCATGAGTTACATCCCATAGTTTTGTTATATTATCAAGCATATCTTTTTTTGCTTCATAGTCTGGTCTATTGTCATCGTCTGCTCTCATAAATAAAGCATGAGATCTAATATTGTTTTTAGCAAGCCACATAGAAGTTAGTCCACGATATTTTTCTTTACGAGACGTTACTACCAAAATAGAGTGGCCATCACTGACAGAATTATTAAGCATCTCAACCACCTCTATATTTGGCAGGGCATTTATAGAAGCCTCATGAAAGGCATCGTAATCCCTATTAGAGCCACGAACATAGTGAAGGTATGGACCTACATTGGCTAGTGTTCCATCTACATCATAGATATGTGCTGTTGGTTTAATCTTGGTCAACCTTGTATGTCATAACAAAATAACATATTGCATATCCAACAATAAATGCTGGAATTAAAAAGAATGCACTAATCATTTGTATTCCTCCTGCCTATCAAAAAACTCAGTCATATAATTTTCATGTCCCCTTGCTATTTCTGCTGCAAGAATACGCATACCTAGGGCATTGGTAATAGAGTCCTCAATTGGAATAGCCTCAATAGCCCTTGCAATTTCTTCCCTTAATGTCATATCGTCTATACTCATAACTTAATTATACACTCTCCCAGCCTACTTGTCAAGATTTCTTTTTTAAATAAAAAAATATTATTCTAACATAGTCTTGATTTTTAAAAATTATTTCTGGTCTATAATGCAACTGATCTATTGGTGAAAATATTATAGCCTCATTATTGATTAGACTGTAGCATTCATCTTCTATACATAGGGGCCAGTCTATAGTAGAATCTAGGTGATAGTCAAAAGTTAAAGAATCGGAAGAATATCCTGGGTCTTTATGTTTAGGTAAATTAGGATTTATGTTGTGATTGTTATATTCAGAATAAGAAATATGCTCTAGGAAATATTCCTCTGAAAAGTGTGCTAAAACATTTGCCGCAATATCATCTCTAATAGTGTTACCAATATGCAAATCATCTCTTCCACGCTCTGGATCAGAATTTAACCAAATCTTATGGTAATTATCCTTTATTAGATCATTTAAATAAGAAATTTGTTGTTCTGAAAACACATTTTTAATAATTTTGTTTATTTCCATAGTACTTTCTATTGTAGCATATTTTTTGTTTTAAAGTATATAGCGTCAAGTATAATAGAGTAATGACCCTACTATACATCCTATACAGCCCAAGGCATAAGGCTATTAAGATAGGCATTTCAGATGTGTCTGGCAGAAGGTTTGCAAGCCACAGGCAAAAGGGCTGGGTTCTAATTAAATATTGGTGGTTTTCCGAACGGGACCAAGCAAGAGCCGTAGAAACCATAGTACTAAACACATTAAGGGAAAAGCATGGGCACTTCCTTGCTAAGTCTGACATGCCACAGGGAGGCTATACAGAAACATTTGATGCTTCTAAGATAACTAGGCGAGGTTTGATCCGTATGGTTAATAAGGCTATTTTGTGATATAATTTTAATTATGGATCAAGTAAAAGTATTTAAAAATTGTATAAGCAGCAATGATGCTCAGTCTATAATTGACTATATAAACAAAAACCAAAATTCTTTTTCCCATGGGCCAGAAAATCTGAGGTTTACAAAAAAGTTTGGAAGAGACAACGCAATTGCCAATAAAGGACAATCCCAAGAGGTTATTACTGGTATAGATGAGATAGAAGATAAAATAAAATTAGTTGTTGATCTTTTAATAAAATATACATCAGATAGTTTTCAAGAAAATAAAGATCTATATCTTGCATCACTCTGGTTAGCAAAACAAGTCTCTGGTGCTAGTTTTATTGGTCATTCCGACACGGGAGGCGGTAACTTACAGTTTGCATATACTGCTATCTTATACTTAAATACTACCAGCAAATCTAGCCCATTAGAATTTCCAAATCTTAATATTAATATTATGCCATCTGCTGGCGATTTAGTTATATTTAGGTCTGAGCAATTACACAAAGTAGAACTTATAAATGAAGATAGATATTCGATTGCTATTTGTTTTACTAAAGATAAAGAATATAATTTAAAGTTCGGCGCAAAATAGAAGTTATAAACCTCCCTATGCCCTAAACGGGCACTAATGGTTACTATCCTTGATTTGCCCATTTCCTCAAATTACATAGCCCATGTGCTGGTCTAACATTTTGCAAGGTGTCTGAGCCACCCTTTGCAATAGGAACAACATGATCGATATGCAAACCTTGCTCCCAGCCCTTGACCCCACATTTTCGGGGAGCCAGAAGATCAATGCCTAATCCACATAAGTAACATACATCCCCATAGTAAGCGATAACCTGGGACTCTTTATAGTGGTTCGTAATACTTGCTCTGCGTCTGCGATTCTTAGATCTTTCTCGTTCTCTTACCACATCAAGGTTTGAAGCACGATACTTAGCAGTTACATGGGCACGATTATTTGTCTGATATCGTAATCTATTATAGATACTGGATGCAGCCAAACACTCAACACATGGTTTAGTCTTATGGTTATGGTGTTTGCGATAACCAGCATAGGTTCCACAGTTAGGATATATCAGGATTTGACCAAACCTCAAAACATTTTGTACATTGTATCCCTGGCTCACGCATATACCATGTATGATCACATTCTATATCATCTAAAAGTTTTGCTTTCCATCCAGAAGGAGGAGGCCAACTCACTCCAAGAGATGCAAGGGAAGCCTTAGTCCATCCACCTTTAGGAGTCTTTAATGATTCTATCTTTGCTTCCATCTCTTGCCTTGTCACTAGTATCCACCAAGACATTCATTGCGTGTGTGAAACAATCTAATCTTTGTCATAATTTTGCGGGATGGAGCAGACATATTATCCTTACAAGCAAGACACTTATAAGACCATTCCCCAGTAAAGAAGTCATGAACATAGCCCTTAGCATTAGCGTATTTCTTGGCTACAAAGGTTTGAAATGGATCAGGAATCTCAAGATTAATCATTTTTATCCCAATATGCTTTACCAAAAGCGTCATAGTCGTCCCAGCCTTCATCTGACATATTTATCCTCATCTGATCTAAATCATTTTTCCACGCATCTAAGTCTAGGCTGTAGTAAGTGCCCCACCGCTCATAAGGTTTATTAAGATACTTCCACATTTTTGCGTGGTATTTATATCGTAACCCTAAGTTATCATCCTCATCTAAATCAACAGCCTTAATTAAATGATTACCAGCATAGCCTCCAAGGAAGTTGCCTATCCATCGTAATGGCCAGATCTTAGTTCTCTGTATTTTTGTTGAATGATTTATCATCTTTAGGAACCCACACTTTCTTTCCATTTTTCCATACAGGCCAATAACCCAAGGCTCTCCAGTCCATCTGTACTATTTTAGGCTCTTTCATTGCGATTCCAAACTAACTTGGCAAAACTCCTCCAAGACAACTTTTCTGAATCTAAAGCCTTCCAGTGCCTATGTGATTGAATATATACTGCTCCATATGCAAGGGCTGAGAATATAAACCCGTACTGTTTTGTAACAACAGCATAAACTATCCATAAGGTTTCATTAAATAGAAGAATGTACCAGCCAAGAAAATTTTTACGACCAACAAAAAATATACCTGAAACTCCTATGACAGCAAGCACCCACGAGGCATAGTTTTCCATAAATTGGTTCATATATTGATTGTATCAGAAATTGCGGGGAATGTCAAGAAAGGATCGCAATCCCTAGTAGTAATACACTAGGTATCTGATAGACAGGTAAGGCATATAAATGGTTCATCATCTTGTTTAAAATATAGTTGCTCACATTTAGTACAGGCTACCTTATAGCCCATAAACTTAGTGTATGATGACTCAAACCTGTCCATTGATCTATTATATCATTACTCAAAGTCTGTTTGTGTTTCAAAGATATCCACAGGCTGTCTATCATCATCCATAGCCCCACATACAGTACAGGTTACTTGACCATCAAGGTCTAGTTCATAGTCACAGCCATATTTTGTACATGTCATCTAATTAACCTCATAGTCTGGATGGTCTAATGGAGTAGGTGCAGTGATAAGACATCTACAAGATACACACTTGGCATCATCTAATAAATACCCTGCGATTTCATAGGTTTGTGGATCAAACTCTACAGTTAACCTTAAGAGTGTAGAGCCACAACAAGGACAGACAGGTGATGGTATGCCTCTGATATCTAACATATATACATCATATCACAGGGTTATCCACATGTCAATAAGGTGGTTTGGCATAGTTATCCACAGGTTTATCCACAGATTAATCTTACTGATTATCTTATTAGACACCCTAGAAGTGGAGTGAAGTGGAGGATAGTGGAGAATGGGGCGCTTTTAACGATGCGTTCGTAATGTCTTGGGG